TAATTGTGATGCTAACTGTGCAGCATTAGCGCCAGCCACCACATCTTTTCCGAATTTACTTGATTTAATTTGAGCAGCCGTAGAGGCGCCCGCTACATTTCCAAATTTACCCTGGAATTGTAATGAGCTAATGTCGGCAAAATAATCCGTTATGCTTTCTACGGCCACACCGCGAAATCCACTTGTTCCACCGTAACCTGCGCCTGACAAGGCTAGATTAGCAGACAAATTGCGCCGTAAAGCTTTTGTTCGCTCGTAGGCGCTTTCTGCCGCTTGTAACTGTGCTTGTTCAGTTTGTAACATGTTTGCCGTGCCCGCAGCCTTGGCTTCACTTCTGTTGGCCAACAAGGTTGTTCCAAGGCTAGCTGCGACGAAAATACCTGCGGTAATTGGGTCCATTATGGGCTCACTTCTATCGTATAGGAGACACCACGTATTAACATAGGTGCTGGATATGATTGGGTTATTAAAAACTCAGCTCGTGAATCCCATCCATTATACATCGCCATTTTATAGTAACCGGTCTCAGGAACGGGGACGGGCTGCGTCATAAATGAGCCAGGGGAAATCTGAGGGACATTCTGGCCCTGAACGACAATCCCGAGAGAATTGTAGTAATCGATATACATGGTTTTAACGTGCACTGGTTCATAAACTGACCATCCATTTTGCATTAAGGCGATAACAGGCATTGGCACAATCATCGTTGTATAGTCTAAGCCGATGGTTATATTGGCATTAGCGTTATCAATACCTACGTTCACAGTGCCAGTTGGTGATATATAATAAGTCTTAAGCGGAAATTCATTGGCAAATATAAAGGCATTCTGCCCGGCCAATGGATCGAGCCCTATGATGTCTCCGTTAACATCAGAGGTGGTTTGAATCTGACAATCCATATAGATACTAAAGTCACAATCTTCTAGATAGATTCTATTCTGTGTATTTATTGTAGTTATATTAGATACGGGATTTGTAATAGGGCCCGGGATGTTGCGCTTAATTCGAAGCCAATAATAAGACTTTAACTCATTATAGGATGGCGTTGTGCCGAGAACAGGTTGAGATAGCCAGTCATCGACTTGTGGCTGGTTCCACATAATTATTCCGTCAGATGTTAGGCCGACCGTTCCATCAAATACCGGTACAAATGTTTCCCAGTTATTGGTAGCATCAAGAAACTCATAAGTGAGGTTTAATGGTTGGCTGGCATCAATCGTTATTACAAACCCTAATTTCGTAAATACAATCTCGCTTCCAAAGAGCAAATAATCGCCATCATTCACGAAGTATGGAACTGGCGTATTGGTTAGCGTCTGCGCTGTAATGTTTCTAAAGGCATTGAAGGTGCTGTCGACAATATAAACAGCCTCAGGATAGCCTGTTGGCGTTAATGTGCCCACCTTTCTCCTGGTCAATGTCTTGGCTTGATTGGCAGTACAAGCAACGTCTATATAGGCGCCAGTTGTATTAGCTTGAGTCCAAGCCTTTATGTTTTCATCTTTCAATGAATTGTAAACAGCCATGGTGCCGTCGCCATTGACCAATAAATAATAACGTCCATCTAAATCATCAGGGTCAAATACATCGGCCCACCTAGGCGAACGTATAAGTTGTGCAGATAATATGGAAGCGTTCGAAATGGTATAGCCTGTATCCGGAATGTCATAGGCCATGTCCCAAATTGTGTTGCCTGCTGTGTCGGCATATAGAATTTGATTATCTACATAAACCGCGTTCATTTCACGTGAGCCTTCAGTGCCCTGCGTATTAATAAAGTTATTTGTGGGGGTGGTAGGCTCAGCTAGCAAAAGATTGCTGGTGGCTGAGCCTTTATTGCTTAACAGCACGATAGATTTTGTTGCTAGAATATCCGTTAGGACGTCGTTACCTGTGACCGATATCTCTAAGCTGTAGGTAAAAGATGGATCTGAAACCGAATCGTCGAAGTTACTGTACTCTTTCGTATTGCTTGCATAAACAGTGCCAGGAAGTGCTGGGGAGCCACCGAGCAATAGTCTAGACTGATAAAATCTACCGTGAGCCGGCCAGCCTCTATTTATTCCAGCAGGGGCTCCAGCTATAACCTGGCCATTATTCCATGCTCTCTCGGTAAGGTTTGACAGGGTTCCATTGATAGGGCTTGTATCGAAAAAGTCTTCCAAGCAATAACCCGTGGCAACTGTTCCTGCAGCATTAACCGATGTGATTCTAAATAATCCTGCATTCCCATTATATAATCCATTGACATGATTTGAGGTATAAACAGCCGTATTTGCTGTTAATGTTGTTGCGTGCACCAAGTTAGGCGTGAAAGTTACGGTGTTACTTGTGTATGGCACATTAGGAGTCGGCAAAGTCGCTGGATTGTCAGTGGCTGAGAAATCGTATGTAGGGAAAAACTGGAACTGCAAGCGCTCAATTACCCAGTTATTATTAGCTATCCGGCGTAATTGATAGGGGGGAACATCTGCATGTAATAAGATGATTCTGTCGTAATCTTTAACCCATCGTATTTCTCGAATCATAGCCTGAGTATAGGTTGCTGCAGGCGCATTAAGCGTAATCTGCAACGTTACGATTGGAACGCCGTTAAGGATGCTGCCAAGGTATATATCGAAGGCCACTACGTTTGTAGTGGATTGCCGAATGATGATGTCGAATATCTCAGTATTGCTGAATTCATATTCAATTAACCGGACATTGTCGATGTTCGTGACGTATGTTGCGCCATCTAAGATAGTTGTTTGGTAGAAGGTTCCAAACCTACGCTGTACGCCGCCTTGCGGTGTTGCAATCACATTGCGTAACTTAGCCGCTGATTTTCGATAGCCATCGTAATCTACCTCGGCAAAGAACTTTGGGTCGAGCTCGCCAGAAGTAAATTTGTTTATTAGGTCGCGCATACCCATAGTTTAAGGGCCCCAGTTTGTACCATAGGTGGTCCCTGAGCTTCGAGCTGGCCCTACCCATGTCGAGTTTGTTAGGCCTGTGTTTGGTCTGCCTTGCGTATTTACAATCATCGCTTGGCTGCGCCATTTGGTCATGTCGCTATTCAACTGCGTAATGATTTGTGGGTCATCTGTGATGCCAGGAGCCGCTGTTACGGCAAGTAGATAGCAAAAGTAGAGAATATAGGCTGGTGGGAGCATGCTTGGAGGAACAACAGCGCGATACTGCATTTGCAATTGGTTATTACCATTCGTCCAAATTTGCTCACCGAAAACCTCATAAGGAATATTGGGGTATATCTGCCAGATAGCTAGGCAGTCAGCCGGTATTTGATAGGCCGAGTTATACCACATGAAGCCGGGATTAAGAGCTGCTATTTGAGATAGCATTTGCACTTTAGTAGCAAAGCGCCAATTAGGCGAACTTAAGTCTGCAGCCATTAGAGGGTCGTAGAGATTGCGTAAAATCTCGGCCGTAGGTTGGCCAGAGATAGTTGATTGGATAAGGGGATATCCCAATAGATTAAGAGCTACCTGAATTACCTGTGTTTCATTGTATGGTACGCCCACTCATCTACTCCTTCCCATCTTTTTTAAAAAGAGACGGGCGCCAACATCTGTATCGACGCCCGTCTTTCTACGAATGCTTCACGTGAAACATTCGTTATTTTCGCCTATTAAAGCGTTGTGGTAATTGTCGAATACCACAGATGGACTTCAACATCGCTTGTTCCAGTATCAAAAGCCTGGGTTATGTTAGAAAGGTACAAGCCCTTATTAACCTTGGCTGAAGCTAACCCTGAAACAGAAGCGCCAGCAGCGCCTGCCGTTGAGTCAGCAACCCAGAATGCCGTTGCAGCGGTTGTTGCTACAGACGCAAGAACCCCCGCACCGTTGACAGTGCTATCGTATTGAACGGCAAAATTACCGCCATTAGCAAAAGCAGCGCCACCGTAATTGCATTCGTATTCCACATTGAATACGCGGTGCTCAGTGTTTGCGCCGGCATTCGCTAGCAATAGCTTAGGAGCGGCAAACATGCCATTCCACTGAGCGGCCGTAACATTGACTTTCACGTATTTAATAAGCAAAGGGCTAATCATCGTGCTTAACACTTTGTTCGCGCCAATTGCCGTTACGCCAGTGTTGCTAATGGTCACATCACCCGTTACCGCAACAGCGGTAGGGACGTTACCAGCGGAGCCGACCAGCATTTGGGTTGAAGGTAGCGCTGCGAGCTTGCTAAAAGCGATAGCAGCTGCGGCATTCACGTCGGCATTAACGATAGAGCCAGCTGGCACTGTAATGCTGTATGGGCTTATCGTCACATTGGGCGAGATAGCGGTTACGATGTAATAACCGTTTCCATCAGAACCTACTACATAGATAACGTCATTAATATCCATATTCCCTGAAGGATTTAGGTTGTTAACGTCATTAAAGTATCCTCCAACCCCGATTTGAGCCAAGGTAGAAGAGGCATCTGTATAGTTCCAGTTTTTATTGCATCCAATCGCATCGCTCTGCGACCATTTTTGAAACTTTGTATA